CATTAAATTTTGTGATGTTATAGCCATATCATTATCCTCTTAAAAGTGGACTAGCACCATACATGTTTGTTTGTCTCTGGTTTTCAGCTAATACAAGCTTAAATACTCCAGCTGCATCGCCTGCTAACTGAACAGTTATATTGATCGGAAGATCTGACATTCCATTAGCAGCTATAGCTGAAATAAGACCATCGTTAAGACCTGACATTAATGATGCATTAGCCTGAGCCTGTTCTGCTGTATAGTCTCTATTTGACTTATAGTTAGATGAAATATTGTTTGCATAGTCTCTAGAAAGCATAGAATCGATTCTAGAGGCCCCATTTTGAATTTCTGAAAGATCAAGTACCGGTTTGATTGTGGGATCTTCAATTCCTGAAGAAAGATTGTCATATGCTGCTGAAAGTGCAGTTGTTAATGACTTTTCTGCTGTCTTTCCTAAATCTTCTGCTGAATTTTCAACATTAGACTCAGTATTCTGCATACCAACAATGAATCCTTCGCCTGTGTATTCACCTAATTCCTCGGTTAAACGAGAAGGTGATTTAATTTTAAGGTAATTCTTCATTGCTAAATAAGCTGATTTACCTAAATTAGCAGCATATTGTTTAACTTTAGGCGATATAGCCTGAAGACCTTTCATAAAACCAATACCAGTGTTAGCACCTGCAGCTTCTGAACCTTTCTCAGTTATAGTAGCAAACTGTTTAACAGCATCTTCAAGTGTCTTAGATCCTTCTTTTGTACCTTGAGTTAAAGAGGTGTTCAGTGATTTTGATGTGGTGGTACCTAATGCTTCAGATGCTTTCTTAACAAGATCAGAATTCTTTGTCATTCCTTCAGCTAAACCAAGATCTATAAACTTTCCTGATTCCATGAAAGCAGTTGAAGGAGATGCAATACCCAACTCATTGTTGAATGCATTCTTAGCATCATCTGCTATTCCTCTAGCAGAATTCTTAATATATCCAGATCCTGAAGAAATGCCCTTTGCTATTCCCTTAGACATTCCTTCGCCTAAAGCTGAAAGACCTGGGTTAAGTGATTTGATACCACCAGCAAATTCATTATTTATCTTAGGTAACAAGTAATCTAGAGCTGCTCCAATAGCTGCAAATGCTGCGGCTAATGCCAAACCAGCTACTGCTAATGCTGCTGCACCAACTGCGGCTGCGGCTGCACCAACTCCGAAAACTCCTAATGATACACCAAGAACTGTGATAGCAACACCTAAGCCAGCTGAAACAAGTGCTATTTTTAGCATTGTTGCCGCAAATTGATTTACGGGCTCTCTATACATAGAGAAACTTACACCAAGTTGAATTATTACACCACCTAGTAAGCCCATTCCTTCTGCAGCGGCTGCAACAGATGCTGCTATACTACCTAAAGCAAGACCAAGTATTACCAACGAACCACCTATAGCAGCCACTCCGACAGCTATAAGTGTCATAAATCCAGCGATTGCTGCTCCACCTGCTAATAATGGACCTGCTAATTTAGATGACAAAGCTGCTATTACACCTAAAGCACCTACTAGCAATACGATAGCTGCAACTGCAGCAAATGCCCATTCTTTAGCATCTGCTATTGTTTTTAACGCTACACCAACTGCTAATATGCCAGCTGCAACTAATAATAATGTAGTCGCTCCTGCAACGTTAGACTCCATAGCTTTAGCCATTACTGCTAAACCAGCAAGAACGCCTAACATAATTATGCCGTTAGTTGCTAATTCTTTCCAAGAAATACCAGAAAGCATTTTGAATGAATCTGCAACTACCCATAATGCACCAGCTAAAGCTAATATTCCTAAAGCTGCAGCGGCTGCACCAGCCAAATTAGATTCCATTGTTTTAGCCATCACTGAAAGTCCAGCTAAAGCTCCTAATAGAATCAAACCATTTGTTGCTGTCTCTTTCCAAGGTAAACCGGAAAGTAATTTCAATGCGTTTGCAAGTATGTACAATGCTCCTGCTAAAGCAACCATTGCTATACCGCCGGTTAAGACATCTTCATTTTTCATTTGCTTCAGCATTTCAGTCATTGCAAACATAGCGATTACTAATACTGAGAGATTCATTGCTATATCTTGAATATTAAACTGAGCTAAAACAGCAATTGCAGATGCCATGACTCGTAAAGCTAAAGCGAATGCTATCATAGCAGTACCAGCATGTATTAGATTAGCAGTCTGTGCTTTAAACGCTGTTGCCATTATTGAGAATGTTTCAAGTATTCCCCAAAGAACCAGGAAACCTTTACCAACATCTTCTATAGGCATAGCCGCCAATTTCTGTATTTGTTTACAAAGAATAGCCATTGCTACTGCTATAGCTAATAATCCAGCTGAAGTTTTCAATGAAATACTTCTACCAGATAACATAAATGCATTTGACATTAGAGCTTCTAATGCCAATAGAATCAATCCAAATCCATATAAAGTTTCCCATGGATCTTGTTTGTTAAGGTCGTTTATAGCGTTTACTAATTCTGCAACAGCAAACGAAATTATCAATAATGCAGCTGCGGCTTTTACAAAACCAGAACCATTAGGAACTTTAACAAACCCCATCGCAGCAATTAATCCTGCCATTAGACCTATAACTTCTATAAATGAAAGTAATGTAGTTTTCCAATCTACACTATTCATATCTTGCATGCCAGCAACAGCTTCGACCATAGATTTAACAGAAGATGCAAGTATCTTAAATATTTCTCCAACAAGAAGAACTTTAAGAATATCTTTTGTTTTTATATTGAGTCCTTTTAGTATTTCAACTAAAGCTACAAACTCAAGAGTAAGCATAGCAAATGAACCAATCATTACTATAAGTGTATCTAATAGCTTTTCAGAATTTTCACCGAAATCAAGTTTAGATAAATCTCCAACTGCATCAGCAAGTATTTTAACAGCACCAGCTATTGCCAAAAATGTTATTGCTATAGCTGCTATTTTAACGGCTGACGTCTTAACTGATTTCTTAGTGCTCGTCAAAGATTTATTAAATATGATGAATGACTTCGACAATTTATCTGACGATTTATTCATTGTAAGCGCAAATGTAGCGAATACACCACCCATAAGCAATAATACACTAAATAAACTCAATAATAAATTTTCAACATTATCAATCTTAGCTAGTTGAGCCATTGAATATGCTAATATACCAATAGCTACTGAAAATGCAACAATTCCTGCAGCGGTTGTTGCCATCTGATTAGCTTTTAGATCTTTTTGAAATGCTGTTAACGTGTTCTTAAGATCATTAAGAGGATTAGTTATTCCGCTTATAGTACTAGCAAGACCTTGATCAGATAATTTCTTTAATGCACCTGCTATTGTCTTTATAGAATCATGCTTAGCTATTGTTTCCAATGTTAGGAAAGGATTTTCAAGAATTTTAGACAATCCTTCTGCTGCAGATGAAGTAATTTTCTTTATAGAATCTGATAAATTCAGAATTGATTCTGTGAGAGAATCGATAATTTCTCGAGCTTTTATTAATGGATGGAAATTTTCAAAGAAATCCTGGAATGATTGTTTTATAGATTCAGCACATTCCTGCACCTTATCTTTTAATTTATAAAGATCTACATCAGTAGTTTCTTTAACCCAATCCGCAAATTTACGACCAAGTTCTTTAATTACTTCCCAAATAGCAGCGGCAATGCCTTTTATACCACCACCATTTTCCTCTACTAATTTAAAGAAACTATGTACTTTTTCACCGAGATTAGTCCAAAAACCTTCTAATTTATCTGTTAATGTGCTTGTATCAATACCAGTAAATGCAGATATTAGTTCAAATATTGCGTATGATGCTTGTGCACAACCCGTTATTATTACTTGTGTTACCTTTTCAAAGTTACTACTATATTGACCAGTCTCATCATTTAATATATCAAAAGTATTTTTAAATAAATACTTAATAGAATCAAATGCATATTTGAAATGATTCGCAGAATCTTCAATACCTTTTATAGCGGTTGTACCTTTGTTAACAGCTGTAATAGCATCACCTATTTTAGCAGCTACATCTGTTATCCATGTAAGAACTTTCTTACCATAAGGAAGTAAAGGTTTAAGATTTTGAGCTATGTTCTTAATGACTTTTACTGCAAGCTGACCAGCAGAAAATATACCAGAAAATATAGACTTAATCTTTGATAATGTTTTTTCAGAAACTTTAAAGTTTTTAATAGAATTTACTATTCTATCAATAACATTTTTAAAGTCTTCTCCAGTCTTTTTAGGAAAAATATCTCTATAAGTTTCTTTTATTGTAGAAAATACTTTCTTTACTTCTGGAAATACAACTTTTATAACAGATATGAGTTGTTCTGCTGCATAAGTCGCATTATCAAACATTCCAGTAACATCGATTTTGCTAATTAGTTTTTCACCTTCTGTAAATAATTCATTAACAAAATCTGTAGTTACTTTTGCTAAAGGTTTAACTTCGTTTTTTACAGCATTTACTTTAGCCCTTATTTGATCAAGCATTTTAACTAATGGACCTTCATTAGCTATTAAAGGTGCTGCAAATTCTGCACCAATTTTTGCGAATGCTGATCTAATATTAGCTTTAACGCCTTCGAGAGTTTTATTAGCATCGCCAGCATGATCTGCATACTTATTGAACATTATTGTAGAGAAAGTATCAAAATCGATTAAACCTTTCTTACAATATTCTTTAATTTTCTCGGCTGATAATTCAGTAGTGCCAACTAATTTCTTAGCATTTGCTCTAACTGCTTCGCTTGCTTCAAAACTTCCGTCAGCAATAGCTTTTAAGCCTTCAGCAAGATTTTGTTCAACAGGTAAATTCAATACCTGAGTCATATATGTTAGAGTAGATCCAGTTACTTTTCCAGCATTTGCCACATCTTGAAAATATCTAGCAACCATTGCATAGTCGCTCTGTGTTTGTGCAGCAACACCTGATACGGCTTTTAAAGCCATAGACATTTGTGTTAATTCTTCTTTGTCTTTCTCATGAGTAAATATTACTTCTTTATAATCAAGACCAGCTGCTGATAACTGAGAGGCTGCTTGAGCTGCCGCATCTAATGAATATGCGGTATCAGTAACAGCATAATCAATAGCATGTGAAACATCTTCCCAAGCTATTCCTAAACCACTTAACTGGAATTTTGCTCTTTCAATATTCTCAGCTCTTCTTATACCGCCAGAAACTATAAGATCCTCAACTGCTTTTCCAGCACGCATAGCACCACTAATTATTTCATTAGTAAGTCTTGAGATTGTTGTCATACCCATTATTCCAAGAGTACTAAATTTACTCTGAATCATTTCTAATGTGCTTGACAAACCGTTAAGATTTACATTATTAGCAGCATCTTGTAGACCTTTAAATGTATCTGTTTTATCGAACTTTAAAGAAGCTTTGAGTTTCTCTATTGTAGACATACTCTCTTTTGTCTTTTGCTCGAAATCGGAATTGTCAAATCCAAATTCAACGACATTACGTTCGATAATATTCGTATTCATAATCTGACTTCCTCCCAAGCCTCTTTAGCCAAACGTTCAAATATAGGCTTCATCGCCGGATTGATGTAATCTATACCTTTTACATAACCACCATTTTTTGTTCCATGACCATACTGCAAAATTACAGCAATATTTACCCCATCTTTTTCGTTAGAATTCTTCCATCCTATTGTTACTGAATCCTTATCCTTAATAATGTCATAAGACCAAGATTCTGAAGTCTTTCCAGTATCTTTAGGAGTTGCAGCTCTCAAAGCTTCGACACCCATTTGAGCATACTTTGAAAAGTTGGCATCTTGAATAGCCTTACTTATTCGATCAAGATACCTGTATGTTTTCTTAAAGTTTCCGCTTCTGAAATAAACTTTCATATTACTATCCCTTAGAATTCATTGCTGCTCTCCTCGCTGCATTTATCGATGCGTTTCTGCTATAGACAGAATTCTTATTCATCTTCTTCTTTGGAGTATTCTCTATATTTGCTATGGAGATTAGATTTAACAGTCTATTAAAATGCCATTTCTCGCATTCAAATGGTATGTTATATGCTGTCATCCAATAATAAACAACTTCCGATGTTATTACTTTTTTTCCACCAGGCTTTGGATCTTGTTTAATAGTGGTTGCAGACATAGGATCATCGATGTAATCCTGTATTTGTTGTATTACATTATCCGAGATGAATTTATAAACCAAAGGATTAACATTCTGAGTTATTGTCATAAATCGAATGTAATCTATAGACTCTTCTCTTGTCTTTGGTTTATCTGAGAGGTATGGTTTTTTCCATTTTGCCTCCCATTTTGAAATTGAGACAAGGGAATGTTCTAACTTAAGATGCTGTTCTGGTATAGTGAAAAACTCACCAGTATTTCTATCATAATACTCAGCTTCTGGTATTGTTAAAGGAAGCATTCCCAATCTCCTTACTTACTATTCATAGCCGCTATAGTAGCAGGCGTTTCTTTCTTTTCATCAACCTTAGGGATTATTGCATTCATGAAAGCAGCTGCCTTGTCTGAATCTGTGCAAAGTTCCATATACAGCATTGAGTAAGCGGGTGTGGATACAAAATCCTCAATAAACTCGTCTTTCTTGATGAATCTTCTTCCATCATCACTCTTCTTACCATATGCCTTAAGAATGATCTGCTTAAATAATGAAGCAAGCTCCGGAACATCTTTAGCATCTATGATTCTCTGAATGAAATTCTGCATTCCTCCAGCTGTACCAAGTTCCATTTCCATTATTTCAGCCTGATTTAAATCGAAATAGAAATCTTCTGTTCTTTCATTTCCATCATAATCCGTATAAGTCATTGTTTTCTTTAACATGAATATCTCCTTTCATAAAACCAGGGCTAGCCATATTTCAGACCAGCCCCGTATGCCTCAAAAAATATTAAGATGCTGCAAGTATACTTGCTACTTCGTCAGGAAGAGGAAGCCTCGGTGACGGAGGATCAATCTCATCCCAAGCAGATGAAGACCAAGTACCTGTTGTTTTATCAGCTTTACATCTGTACAACTTATTTGTATGTATAGCGTAATCGCCAGTATTATAAGTTGCTGTTGCATCATACTCATTAGCTGTAATACCATAAAGAATCTCTTCAAGATTTTTCAATTTTCCAGCTGTTACCTTTGTAGAATCGATAACAAGACAAGCAGTAGGCTTAGCACCTGAAACATTAACCGGAGTTGTATTTAATTCCCAAGAGAATTCAATAAGCTCAGGTGAATCGTTTATGGTGTTATAAGTCTGCTCTGAAGGAGATGCTGTTGCACCATAGATCAGATGAAGCTTATATCCATAGTTATTGTTCTGAGTATCATTACCAAGAACAGTTCTGTAAGAAAGTCCAAATGTCTTTCTTGTCTGCTGGCCTGCAAATACGCCAGGAGCGATCTCTTTTGAACCGTCACACTCTTTCCACTCATCAGGATACATGTAAGCGCCTATAGAAGCACCAAACTCCTCAGCTGAAAGAAGGTTCGCATACTTAATATTGTCTGCATAGAAAGGATTTGCCTCAGCACCTGAAGGATTCTCTGAAACGTTAGTAATACCGTTCCAAGCAACACCAGGTCCATAGTATGCAGGATTAGCAACTGTGTTATACGGATAGAGGACACAATGGTCGACACCAGTCTCATATAACTTTTCGCCCGATTTGTCCCATTCAATAGGACTCAAAGATGTCAATGTAGGCATAGTCTATTTCCTCCTATATATAGATAGTAAATACATAGTGATAAAGACCATCATTGATAAAGACTCTATTAAAACCGCACATTGGCAGTTCTAATAAAGCCTTTCCGATGGTTTCGTCTGGTAGCTTTGTTATCAATGTTATGTTATACAAATCATCGATATGATGCTTACCATTGTCTGCGTGTATTAAGTTGTAATCGCCAAGTTCATAGATGATACAAGGATATGTGAGCTTCTTGCTCTCTGGGGGCTGAAAGTAAACTTCATTTGAACCTAAAATGGTTCTAAGAGCTTTCTTAAGGTCATTACGATTGCTTATCTTAGCCATTGTAAATACCTCCAATAGATAGTATCAATCTGGGATACTGCACACTTACAGATGTAACATCCCATTTAACTCCCATGAACTCAACATAGATAATATCTGTGAAATGATCACGAGCAAACGGATCTGATACTATACTGATCTCAGTATTAATGTCCTTGTCATCATTCTTATGACCTGAGGTTTTCCACTGAGAAGCAAGTCGGGTTTCTTCGCCATAATACGAACGTTCAGTAACGTCATGTATCATGATGTCACTATCTTCCTCAAGTGGTCTAGTGGTATTAAAACCAACCATGCCGTGCCATTTCATAACATTACCTCATTTTGAATTTTATTAGGCCTGTGTAGCCTTCGCGGTCCACGCAACGCCTGTGATTGCTGCAGGTGATCCAGCAAGAGCTGCTGTTATAACCTTATTACCATTAAGAGCGATAGGAACACGAAGTACATCACCTTCCTGAACAAGAAGCATGCCCTTTGCAAAGGCGTCTTCTACAACTGCCTGTGCAACCTGAGTTGTCTTAGCAGATGTTGTGTAAAGCTTATAATCTGATGTCTTACCATATACGATAATATTTCTTACGTGCTGATCATTAGCATCTTCAAATATTTTACTCATAACTGTGATCCTCCTATGGATTATTCAGACTTAAGAACGATTGCTGAGAAAGGCTTTGTCAAGCAGCCTGAGCAACGTGTCTCGATCAAGTACTTCTGCTGGTTGTAGTCGATATCAAAGTCATCAAACATGTTGATAGCTCCGCCCTTATCTGCACCAACATTATAATCTCTGAGATCAAGAATTACTGCGTATACAGTTGCAGGAACTATAGAAGCAGGAACCTTAACGATCTTATCAACGCCCATAGCAAGAGCAAGATCACTCATATCCTTATACATTCTGTGTCCCTGAGTATCCTCAAGAAGCAGCATATCTGAAACATCAGAAGCCTTCATGAATGCTGTAAGATTACCAGATCCTTCATACTCATCCTGAGCCTTAACTGTTGCATTAATTATCGCATGACCTGTAGACTCGCCTTCAGTAGGTGTAACATCCTTCTTAATGCAGTACAGATCTGCATCTTTCCATACCGGAATGATGTTGGTTTCACTGATCTTATCTTCTGAGAGTGCTGTTCTTCCATCACCGAAGATGTAAGCTCTTGCAAGCTCTTCATCCAGCATTGTTCTCATCTCGCCCTTAACCCAGGCAATAACATCGAAATCTGTAATGTCAACTATGTCATCACGATCGAATTTCTGTTTCTTGTAAACTGTGCAGGGATCAACGGTTCTCTTAAGCAGGCCGAATACCTCTTCCTTCTTAAGATTGCCCTTCAAATATCCTTTAGCTCTTGCTTCGTCTTCACGAAGATCAGCAAACATCATTTTGATTCTTGCGAAAGGTGTGTGATGAACACCATTCATAACTACATCAACCCAACCGTCAGGCTGTCTCTTTATGAAATTGGGAGCGCCGTTACCATCGATGTTCTTATATTCCGGCATAAGCCAATCGATGTTGTCGATACCATATTCAGCTGCGTGCTGTAAGAATGACTCTTTCATTGATCCGCATCTCTTGAAATCGCCAATAACTTCGCCCTCAAATGCTGCATGAGCAAGTACGTTTTCCTGCTCGTTTTCTTTGTCGAATACGTTGTGCTTCATTTCTTCTTCTCCTTCTTCTTCGGATTCGCCCTTTGATTCAAGAGCCTGTCCAACGAGTGCATACATAACATTTCTCTGCTCTTCAGTCATGCTATCAATAACATCCTGAACAGTTTTCTCTTTTGCTTCTGTTGCCATATCTTTCTCCTCTTTTGCTTTGTCTTCGGAATGAGCAAGTTCTTTATCTTCAACAGATTCTTCTTTCTCTTCCTCTTCTGGAGTTTCAGGCTCTTCTTCCTCTATATCTGAATGGAACAGATCAAGTTTCTCTTCATCATTAAAGATGTTAGCTCCAACTTCACTGTCTTCAGAATGTGCCATTACTTCTTCAATAAAGGCTCCAGGATTTGCGCCAGAAAGAACCAGACTAACTTCTCTTATGTCACCATGAACAACATTACTTCCAACCTGTTTAAGCTTATTGGCAAAGATTGAAAGTGAGCTAATGTCTCCATTAACAACTGCTTCTTTGGCATCGAGCCCTGACGGACTATTGTTGAACTTACAATAGGCATAAACACCTTCTGGTCTTTCCTCTAGATCAGCATGGCCTAATACATCACTGATGCTATCGTGACCATGGTTGTATACCAAAGGAACTCTTACGCCATTCTGGTGTGAGAAAGAACCACGTTTTATAGTTCTTCCATCCGCACACCTACGATCATTCACAGTAGCCCAACCAGCGAAATCATACTCTTCCAGATTTCTACCCATTTTGAATTTCCTCCTGTGATTGATTTACGTTCTCTTTAATCTCCAGTTCTTCATTACTCTGAGAAAGATTCTTGTTTCTAAGTTCATCAGCAGATGGATCATCTGAAGGCTTCATGCCAACAATCTGTCTAATTTCGTTAGAAGTCATGATCTCGTTTCTCGTAAACTTATCTGCCAACTCTGCAAGATCAGAAGTTGGAACAAGCTTGAACGGATCCCTAAAGAAAACAATAGACTGCCTTTGGGATCTGGCAGTCTGTGTGAGAAACTTACGTTTCATCTCATCTGTAATTGCTGAAAGTATTGGCTCTACGGTCCTTGAATAGTAATTATTCATGGTCTTTTCATCAGCTGTACCTTCCATAATCTCCTTAGTGATACCTAACTGGCTGTAAAGCATACTCGTTAATTCAGTAATTTGATTAAGGAGCTGGTTTTCGACTGATCTATTGAGCTGCGTTATTCTTTCAGTTCCATCAGTATAAGCAATACCATACTTAGAACCTGACAGCTGCATCTCAATATCTTTTCGCCTTTCTTCAGCTTGCTTTCGTCTCGCATCCGAGCGGATTACATACGGAAGCTGTATAATCAAATCAAGCTTACCTGTACTTGTCTGTTCATCGACATAATCAAGTAAACTCAATTTTCTCATAAGTCTTTGTAGCGTTGAGTTTGGTTCATTCATTACTGCGTAGAATGGGTTCTCAATTATTGCTACAGATTTCTTTGGAAGTATAAGTTCTTCTTTTCTTCCATCTTTGTCGTTATAAACTTTTACTTTGACATCCTGCGGATACCATTCAACGACTTTTCCAGTACGCATTTCAAAGATGTCAAAAGAATCGTTTGTTCGTATATTACGAGTAGCATATGTAGGAACTACCGCAACACAACCTTCGTCAAGCATTGACAAAACAATATCTTGTACAAATGAGCGTCCTGTCTGATCGACATTGGCTTCAAGTGTAAGACACTGGTTTAAATGGTCATCTATTTCTTCAACAAATCGATCATTATCATCGAGTCTCACATGTTGAATTGAGATTGCTGAGCAGTCCATTGAAATTCTGTTAAGAACTGCTGTCACAATAGACTTTTCATTCCCTCTTGAAAGTCTTGGACGATCTGGCCTTACTGAGCTAGACTGACCATATTTGTAAGGAAGTGTTGGATCTCTACCGGTAAATGCATTCCAAGCATTACGAACCCTATCGTTTAATGTTGACATGACCTAACTCCTTATTTTTTCTTAGAATCCTTGTCAAATGTATTGTCTAATACACGAGTGGCAGCATATGCTATAACTGCATTTCTTCCAGCTTTAACTGCTGTCTCAGCAAACGTTTGTGGTGTTGCTTTTAACTGACCTCCCATGATAGCATCTGCCACCATATAATTTACAAATATTTTACCAGCTGTAACTGAAGCAGCTGTAGCACCTACCATAAGAGCCTTCTCATGAGAATTGAGACCTTCGTCTCTCCATCTTTCACGATTTGCAATAGCCTTGTCATATAATTTAGCAGACTGCTCTTTTTCACGCTTCTTAGTTTCAACGCGCAGATCTCCTTCTTTTTGTCTCTTATCAATAGCCTTGTCGAATCTTTTATCTGCTCGATCTTTTTCTTGTTGTTTTCTTTTAGCACGATCTGGATCATTACTTCGCTTTTCTATTGCCTTATCAAACATCCGATCAGCTCTTTCTTTATCATGTTTCTTAGTTTCAACACGCTGATCTCTAGCCTGTTCTCTTTTTATTATTGCATTATCGAAACGCTTCTGAACATATTCTTTTTCAGCTTTCTTTTTTTCTATTTTTGCATCATATCTTGCATATCTTTTTTTTCCAGCTTCTGTAAGAGAACCATCTTCATTTTGGAATCTTCTGTATCCCCACTTCTGACCTAAGATTCCATGATGGGCCAGTGAATTATTGTATAAGTATTCTGTATACATTTTATTACCTCACTTCCTTTTCTTGCTCCAATCATATTCATCGAACTCGTAGTAACCATCATAAACATCAGGATTATCATATGGTTCATATTTACCGACAGCTGTACTAGAAAGAATTGTTATTCCAGCTTTGATACCTTTCTTTGTATATTCTTTAGCTACTTCTTTAGCCGACTCATAAGCTACATCTTTTACAAATTTCTTAGCAGGGTTATCTTTTTTCTTTGTTAGATCTTTATACTGCTTCTCCATCTGTAAACGATTAATCTCATTTCTAAGCTCCTGATCAGAAAGTGAGTTAATGTACTCATCAGATCTTTTATATGCCTGTTCTTCTTTTTTGGCAGTTTTAGCATCTTTCTTTAGCTGCTTTTTTATTCTTTTATCTTCTTTACGAGCTTTTCTGATATCGGATGATTGTTCTTCTCTAGCCCCTAATTTCTTTCGTCTTTCAGCATCTCTTCTAGAAGATTCTTTAGTAACGCCATCTGTCATTGCACCTTTGGGTCTATAATTTTCTTCACCTCTAATAGATGATGACGGATGATGACCATATCGAGCTTTACCAGCTTCTGTCCAAGTTCCATCCGGATTCTGGAATCTACGTACTCCCCATTTCATTCCTTGAATGCCAGAATGGTATAAGTATTCCGTATACATAATTATTACCTCATTTTGAATTTCTACTCGAAATCCTCTTTATTCAGTTTGTATGCAACAAATGCATCAAGCATCGCTGCTACGTTATCGATCTTTTCATCAGAACGAGCTTTAGATAACTTACGATTTCCATTTGTATCTTCAAGAGCAACACAGTTACTCATTGCAAATTCCATAAGTTTTTCATCAAATAGAAGTAATCTCTGTTCTGACAAATGCTTAAGTTCACCCAATGGTACAGATTCTGTCTTAGCGCCCTGTATTACTTTCTCAACTCCATATGGTCCATTCTCAGCAGTCCATCTCTCAACAAATTCTCGAGCATTGTATGGATCAAAACCAAATGTTCGAACATCGTATTGACTATTGTCTATATGCTGCGTGAGATCTTCGTAAACCTGCATCATATCAAGTACTGTTCCCTCAAATACTATAAGTGTTCCTTCTTCCATGAAATCCATATACTTCTTACGCATAGCTGGTTGAAGTTTATTAAGAGTATTAGACGTGATATAAGATCTAACTTTAATACCGAATTGTTCTCTCGGTAATGGAAATAAGAAAGTAAATGCACAGAAGTCGTCACCTTGTGACAAATCTGCTCCAAGCGAGCATGGCATGTTCCAATAATCCCTATGTCTATGGCATAGAGTTTCTTCATAAGTGAAGTAATATGTATAACCCTCCATAGGTATGTTGAATCGCTTTGCTAAGATATCGTTTCTAGCAACTGGATTCTGTTCAGCTCTTTCAACATCAAGCTGATAAGTCTCATATGTAACAGTCTTTCCTAAATTTGGATTTGCCTTAAGCCAAACTATAGGATCTTCTTTTCCTAAACCAACTTCGTTAATGTTATCAAGTCCATACCACCAAATGGATACGTGTGGATTCCTGTATTCTCCTCTAAGAATCTTCATTAATTCCATTTTGATTGAATCGCCAGGACCATTTCTTACAGTACCTTCTGAACTAACAGCAAGTATTAGCCAGTCGTCATTTTTAGAAGCACCTTGCTCAAGTGCACTCATGACATCTTCTTTAATATCGCCAGAAAGCCATTCATCTACTGTATTAATCCTACTATTAAGACCTTGTAACTTATCGATTGTCATAGGTCTTATTTCAAGTAATGATCCTGTAAGGAAATTTTGTATTCCTATTTTTGTAGATGCTAGTTTCTGTCTTGTGGCTCTAGAACCTGTTGTATTTTGAAGGGAACCTTCTGTAAGAAACTTAAAAAGAGGACCTCTGGCCCTCGTTATAGATGTACGAATTGGTGAAAGAACTTCTTCAGACTGTTTCATTGTTGGAGAAGTATGTACTTGATGAGTTGTACTGGTATCAACATTCAAATAAAAGCTCTGAATTGTTGATTCGTACATTGATTTAGCGGCACCTCTTGGAACTATAAGGTATTGCTTGTTAATCAATCTCTTCTTTATCTGTTTTAGTACATACTTACCGCCATGACCATCCGGATCTGGTTCAAATACTGACCTTTCGACGAAATAATACCAACCAAATATTTGTTCAGCCCAAAGTTTAAATGAATCAAGTAAAACTAGATCGGATCCATCAGTTAGTGTTAACTCGTTTTCACAGTATTGAATATACCCGTTAATCGCATCACTATCATAATACACGCCTGGATTGTCAATTAGATCGTCTATACGATTCATCTCTAATGAAATCTTTTCATTTACGGGTATTTCACCTCTACGTACAGCATCTCTAAATTGTCCGTAATAGTACGGAACCTCTGTATTAGATAGTGACATGTTTTCTCCTTATTTATGATTCTTATTATTTTTATTATCTTTTGATTCAGGAACAAGAAAATGTTTATCGCATTCATTTGAATCTTTTAAGATTCTTTTTTTATCTGCTTCGCTAAAATATATTGTTTTTTTCATAATTTTACTCTCTTACCTTCTTTTGCCAATTCTTCTTTAATATAATCATAATTTTCTATTACATCTTTCGATGATAGAAAATCGTCATAATTAAATTCTTCATTTAAAGTCTTTAAAACTTCGTTGGCTTTAAATATTATTATTGGATCGTGAGCATTATTATAGGTTCCTTGATTGTTATCATCGACCATAGCATCATACTTTTCCGCCATTCTTCTAGCGTATTCTTTAGTAGATTCTCTACTATTTTTAAATTCCATAGCATGGTTAAATATTGAATACGCAGTTTTATAGTCTTCAGACGTTTTAATGTTATTAACGTTAAAATTCTTATATGCTTCTTGTTCAGCTTCATTTCCGATTTGTTGCTTAACAAGCATATTACGAATTTCTTCTAAATCATTCTTTACAGTCTTATTGTATTTTGGATCATTTAATAAGTCTTTAAATTCTGAGACTCTTTCATTCTTATTAGGCATAGTTAAATCTCTTACTGTCTCAAATTTATGTTCTTTTATGAATTCAGCTCCTCTATACATAATAAGATACTTAGAAAATGCTCCTTTGTAAACGGCTTTATCCCATTTTTCATCATCTCTATAAGTATATACCCAATCACCTTGATTTCTATAGTCATCTCCGCTTATATACTTAGAACTAACAGAATTAATTTTTGTTCCTTTCTTTAGAACTTTATCTTCTATAGGATAAGGAGGACCATTTCTTACTCCCCATTGTTGTCCTTTTACACCATGATGAGCAAGATAATTATTGTATAAATATTCTGTATACATAACTTTTCACCATAATTTTGTATCACCTGGTTTACGTTCTTTATTTCTATCAATCCCTTTTAATTCACAATTATTTCCATAGTGAATTGCATTATGGGTTTTATGAGTAACAGTTATTAAGTATTCTGGATTAAATATCTCAGGATCTCGTTCTTCAATCTGTTTCTCAGTTATTGGATTCATGTGATGAATGATTGCATGCTTTGGAATATCCCGCCCATTTATTCCAAGATCACAACCATTGTCACGTATAAGGACTGTTTCTCTAGCTTTCTTCCATTCAGGTGAACTATATAAAGCTTGATTCAAATATCTATCAAATCCGAAAGTTTCTATACCAACAGAACCTTTAAGTCTAAGATATTCAATTCTTTCTTCATATGTTTTCAGTTTTTTTAATTCTGAATAGCTTTTCATCTAATGTTACCTGAATATATACTCATAGCTTTAATAGCATCTTCATATAAAGCCTGAATTTGCTTACTGCTTTCATAAGCTTCGGTCTTTGCTCTGAGTAACTTAATTTCTTCTTCCATTTTTTCTTGCTCTTTCTTTCTATCACTTGATGCAAGTTTTAAATAGTGTGTGTACTCAGAAGCTGAAGCTTTTCCAGTCCTCATTCTTTCTTCAACGCAGTCAATTGCGAGAGCAATCATCTGTTTTTCTCTTGCCTCTTCTGTAATTGCTGGTCGGAGCTTATTTTTTTTCTCCTCATTAGCTTTCACAGCTTACCCTCCATAAAAATCTAAGCATTAATAGAGGTACATAATGCTTCTTCCAAAACTTTGTCACTGAAAAGAGATAGAAAGGTGACAATATGAAACACTATATACCTCCATTAATGCAGGTTTTTTGTAACCTGTGAAATATTTTTCATATAGTTTTATAAGACCTTTTTAGCCATTTTTACCCCCGGAGATTTTTTTAGG